CTACCAAAGATGGGCACGAATATATTGCTAATTTTATATATCAAGCAATCAACAATAAAGGAAATCAATTATGGCAAAACCATTCGATATTAGTAAATTTAGAAAGTCAATCACCAAAAGCATCGATGGCTTAGGTATTGGCTTTAACGATCCAACAGATTGGATCTCAACAGGCAACTACACACTTAACTATCTTATCAGCGGTGACTTCCACCGAGGTATTCCACTAGGTAAGGTAACAGTATTCGCAGGTGAGTCTGGCGCAGGTAAAAGTTTTATCTGTTCAGGCAATCTTATCCGTAACGCACAAGCACAAGGCATTTATGTTATCTTGATCGATACAGAAAACGCACTTGATGAAAAGTGGTTACATGACCTAGGCGTAGATACGTCAGAAGATAAACTATTGAAACTTAACGTGGCAATGATCGATGACGTGGCTAAAACTATCCATGAGTTCATGAAAGAGTATAAGACATTACCTAAAGAAGATTGTCCAAAAGTCCTATTTGTCATTGACAGTTTAGGTATGATGTTAACTCCAACAGATGTAAACCAGTTTGAAGCAGGTGATTTAAAAGGTGACATGGGCCGTAAACCTAAAGCATTGACAGCACTGGTCCGTAATTGTGTAAATATGTTTGGTAGTCATAACGTTGGGTTAGTGGCTACAAACCATACATACGCAAGTCAGGACATGTTTGATCCAGATGATAAAATCAGTGGTGGACAAGGCTTTATCTATGCTAGCAGTATTGTAGTTGCTATGCGTAAACTCAAGCTCAAAGAAGATGAAGATGGTAACAAAATCAGCGAAGTAAAAGGCATCCGTGCCGCATGTAAGATCATGAAAACCAGATATGCCAAACCTTTTGAATCAGTGCAGATCAAAATTCCATACGAAACGGGTATGAACCCATACAGCGGGTTAACTGATATGATGGAATCTAAGGGCTTGCTTAAGAAAGATGGTAACCGTCTAGCATTTACTACAGCAGATGGTAAAGAAATCAAACAATTCCGTAAAGCATGGGAATCAAATGAAGAAGGTTGTTTAGACATTGTTATGAAAGAAATTTCAGCTAATGCTAAACTATTAGATAGTGGCCCAGCGCCAGAAGCACCAGCGTTACTAGATGAGGAGATAACAGAATGAGTATTGAATTGGATGCATTAGGTGAAGTTTGGCTTACTTGTAAAGAGTATATCGCTCCTAAAGATCGCCAGGCAGCTGCAGATCATGTGTTGGCTATCGTAGCAGATCACAATATCGTTGAACGTGACCTTAAAGCATTTGCAGGTACAGACAGCTATCTTAAACGTAGCCTACAAGAATATCTAGGAGAAGATGAAACGGAAGAAGCTGATTATGATGAAGATGAAGATGATGACTATTAATGTGGTATAGCCGCGTAGTTGCAAGTTTAGGTGCGATCCCTGACTTCATACAACACTATGAACGGGAATTAGATGAAGCACGAACAGAAGTTGGAGTCTATGGTAACATAGAAAAGAATCTTGCTGGCCTGCCCGGAATTACAGAACGACGTTTCAATCAACTACAGGAGATTGAAGCAGTTCTTAATTACCTCAACATTCAGTTAAGAAAAATACGCAAGAAACACTTCCAAAAGTATCTTGAAGGATATGCTCGTGCTTTAACATCTAGAGATGCAGAAAAATATGTTGATGGTGAAGACGAAGTCATTGACTTTGAAACTATCATCAACGAAGTAGCACTATTGCGTAACAAATGGCTAGGTATTATGAAAGGGCTTGAAAGCAAGAACTTCATGCTAGGACACGTTACACGTTTGAGAACAGCAGGTATGGAGGACGCTTCAATTGGCTAGACACAGTTTAGGTATATTAGAAACCATACAGCAATATGATACTTTCTTAGAAAGCCTAAGAAACATAGCTGTTATGGGCTGTGGCATAGGTGAAGATGTCGCTTGGTGGGCAACCTTAGAAAACTACGCAGAGCCACCAGAACCCTATAACTTTAATTGTTTTGCAGTAGACAATGATCCTGCTAAACTAGCACAGGTTCCCGCTCTCAAAAATATCAATAAATTACAAAGAGACTTCAGTGATGAACAGATATTTCCAGTCAGCATTGATCTAATGTGGGCGCATGATAGTCTACAGTATAGTACTAATCCATTGCTGACATTACGTCGTTGGAATGAAGCCATGACAGTCAATGGAATGTTGATATTGTCTATTCCACAACACACAGGCATTGAGCATAATCAACAATACAGCAGAGGCTATAATAGATGTTATTTTCACTATACTCCAGTTATGCTGATTTATATGTTGGCCGTAAATGGATTTGACTGCCGTGATGCATATCTATTGAAAAAATTCCAAGATCCTTGGATTAATATGGCGGTATATAAAACAGATATCGCTCCGATGGATCCAGCAACAACCAATTGGTACGATTTAATTGATAAAAAACTATTACATCCTAGTATAGTTGATTCAATCAACACCAGCGGATATCTTAAACAAGAAGAAATCATCATGCCATGGTTAGATAAAGAATTATACTTTATTGATTACGTTAGCAAAAAGATGGAATGGAACCCAACAGAACCTCCAACAACAACTGGTGTGTTCAATGAAGTAATTAGATCTACGGAAACCACTGTGGTACAGGGTAAACCTACAAGTAAAAGTCAACAATTACTTAAACCATTACCACCAACTAGAAAGAGTTACAAACAAGATGATCAATAGCGTGGTAATTTGTACAGGTGGATTTGATCCACTACATTCAGGACATATAGAATATCTCAAAGCTGCTAAGGCCTTGGGTAATATATTGATTGTTGGTGTCAACAGTGACAGTTGGCTTGAACGCAAAAAAGGCAGAGCATTTATGCCGTTTAAAGAGCGACAAGCTATCATCAGCAACTTGAAATTTGTAGACTATGCTATCGCCTTTGATGACACCGACGACACTGCCTGCGATATCATTGAAGAAACTAAAATAAACTATCCCAACAGCAAGATCATCTTTGCCAATGGTGGTGATAGGACCGCTAAAAACATTCCAGAGATGTCAGTGACTGATGTAGACTTTGTTTTTGGTGTAGGCGGTAAAACTAAAAAGAATAGTAGTAGTTGGATCTTAGAAGATTACAAAGCACCCAAGACTGACCGTCCTTGGGGATACTATCGTGTCTTGCATGAAGTACCGGGTACTAAGGTTAAAGAACTTACTATAGAACCAGGACAAAGTTTAACCATGCAACGCCACTATGATCGCGATGAGCATTGGCATGTAGCAGAAGGTAGCTGTACAGTAGATTTTGAAGATGCTACAACAACCAGTCACGTTAAACTTAAACGACATGCTCAGTTTACAATCAAAGCTGAATGTTGGCATAAACTACATAATCCCTCTGATCAACCTTGTAGAATAGTTGAAATTCAATACGGTATTGACTGTTCTGAAGACGATATAGAACGACAAGATGTATAACGTTATAATTTTCACTGATATCACTGATAATATAGCTACCATGCCTAGTCTTGGTCCTTTTAAGTGCGCCCGTGTATTGCGTAAAAATGGATATTCTTGCTTGGTAGTTAATCATCTATCAAAATATTTGTATGATGAATTAGTTGAATTAATTGATCTAACTGTAGATAAAGATACTTTTTTAGTTGGATTCAGTACAACATTTCTTAAAAATACACAGGTTGAGATTATCCCCGGTGAGCCTACTCCACATTATCTTCCTCTGGGCATGGAAACAGTATTCCCGCAAGGTAAAGAATTTGAAAACAAGGTCATAGCTTATATTAAAGAAAAAAATAATCAGGTTAAATTTATTGCAGGTGGTGCAAAAACCAGTGCTCAATATTATAATAAGAATATTGATTATGCCTGCATTGGATACAGTGAAGTCAGCATAGTACAACTAGCCAATCACCTAACAAAGAATACTCTATTACCTAATAGTTTTAAAAATCTTTTGGGTATAACCATTATCGATGATAGACTGGCAAAGGGCTATGATTTTGCCAATGAAGATCTAGTCTGGGAAAAAACTGATGTAGTCAATCATAAAGCGTTACCACTGGAAGTAGCAAGAGGTTGTATTTTTAAATGTAGATTTTGTAATTTTCCGATGGTAGGAAAGAAAACATTAGATTATGTAAAACGTCCAGACATATTACAGAAAGAGTTAGAGTATAACTATGAAAATTACGGTATCACTAACTATGTTTTAGGTGATGATACATTTAATGATCATCCTGAAAAAATAAATCTTCTCCATGCTATGGTTAAAAAACTTAAATTCCAACCAGTATTTGGTGGATATCATCGATTAGATTTAATCTGCACGCGACCAGAATCTATAGAACAGCTATATGAGATCGGTGTTCGATTCATGTATTTTGGTATTGAATCTTTGAATATCACAGCTGCAAAAGCCATTGGTAAAGCGCACGATCGGAAAAAACAGATCAAGATGATCGAACATCTTAGATCAAAATATAAAGATTTATCATTGCACGGTTCTTTTATCATTGGGTTACCGGGAGAGGATATTGACTCTTGTAGGAAAACTTTGGGATATTTATT